CTAACATTTCTTTTCTTAACTCATACTTTACAGCTTTTTTACAGCAAAAATCTATGAGCTTTCTAACTATCCATTGTTTCATAATCGTAAATTTTTCGTTTCTTATACTTAGCGTTGTAAACAATGCTACAACCTGTCTAATTCCTTTTGCAGTTTATCAATTTCTTGTATGTATTCAGATTCAATCAATTTACCAATAACCCTAAATAAACTTTCTGGTATTGTTACGCCATCTTCAATCCCATTGCACCGCAAATAAGATTCTCTAATTACCACATTTTCACTTTGGGTATATCCAATTTTTTGTAAATTATTTTTACATTTTTCTAACTTATTTGCTAAGTCATTTGCTTTTTCTAATGTTTCTTTTGTCATTTTATTTAAGTTTATTTAGTTAATCCGCACAGTGTACAACACTTTATAAAATTCATCCTCGTACCTCGCACGAAATCTTATACAAGTACGTTACCCATGTAATTGTTTCTTTATTTCATCAAATAAACTTAGCTGTGTTTTATCTGGAGATTCTACTACCTTTAATTTACTTCTATCTTTTATAGACAACCCAAAATGAGCAGATACACTATCTAGATGCTTGTCTGCTTTTTCTAAAATAGAAACATGCCCTGTAATGTTGGTAGCCTTAGTTTTAAAAGTTTGCACTAAACCTTCATATCCTTTTTCATTAATAACTTTTATAGCCTGGCATCTAGCATCCATCCAAAATGCAGCTTGTTGTAAATGAATAAGATCTACTTTTGTTAGCTGATTTGTAGATAAAAACTCTAATCCAAACCAATACCACCATTTTTTTTGCGCCCTACTTAACTTCATAGAAGCTTCTGGCTTTGGCAATTTTTTTAAAATTTCATACAAAACAGATGCTTCTGCATCGTTTTCTTTAGTTTTTATTTCTCCGGTACTTTTAAATGCTACTTCCATATATATTTTACTATTTAATTAACCCCCCCTTACCAAATTTTTAGCATGAGTATTTTTCTGACTTACAGGCGATGTACAGGCAATTTAATTTCTGGTGATTTAACCCCATACCCCTATTTTATTTTATTTTTATGAGCATCTCTACCCGATTTTTTATTATGACAACTGCTATTCATTGCTTGTAGTTCTTTAAAAGAATACGGATCTAAATTATTATCTAACAAGAACTGCAACCCTCTAATATGATCTGTAACATGCGCTTCTTTTACCAAGCCTTTTTGCTCACAATCTAAACACTCACACAAAGGATTTGCAGCCTTATAAGCTTTGCTAACCTTGCGCCACCTTCTAGCGTTATAAAACTTAGAATTATCATGCAATCTTCTACCCTGCACAACCCTTTCTTCTTGCCAAGGCTTCTTCTTAGCTATTGGTAGGTTTGGCATATTAAAATGGTGTTGAATTATCATTTGCATCAGCCCATTTTGTCTTATCTTCTATAAATCTCATACCAACATTACCCAAAGATCCGTTTCTATTTTTAACAACCATTCCAACAGCATTTTCATCTCCAACTAAACCCAAGTAATTTTCGTACAAATCTGAATAATTTTCTCTATCAAAACCATAATAGCTGGGCCTATACAATAGCATAATAACATCTGCTGCTTCTTCTATAGTACTAGCTTCTTTTAAATGGTGTTTTTTTGGAATACTGTATTGTGATTTCTTAACTTCTCTACTTAATTGGCTTAATCCTATTACAGGTATGTTTAATTCTTTTGCTAAGTTTTTACACTCTCTAGCTGCCTCACCTACATTAATTCTAACTTCCTTATCACCAGAAAACATTTGTAAAAAATCTATGATAAGTATTTTTATATTATGATTTCTAGCTAAAGCTCTTGCCTTACGCTTCATCTGTGGAACCGTTAAAGCTGGCTTATCATCTATAAAAATTGGATAGTCTTTCATTTGATCTACCACTTCAAATAATGTAGAAAAATACTCTTGCTTTTCAAATCCTGTTCTACTTAGCTGATTCATGTGAAAAGAACTTTCTACAGCTGTAGCCCTTATTGCTAACTGCTGAACACTCATTTCCATAGAAAACATACCAACTGCATTGTTTGCTTTTGCAGCTGCTAAAATATGCGTCATAATTAAAGCAGTTTTTCCCATTCCAGAATCTGCACCAATTACTATAAAATCTGTATTTTGCCAACCTGAAAAATGTTTATCTAGTGCTTTTAAACCCGTAGGTAATCCTGTTATTTTACCTTGATTATTAGATAAAAACTCTAAACGTTTTGGCATTGCCAACATAGCATCATACCAAGACAAAGAAGAAGATTCGTTAGATATAATATTATTTATAACATCTAAACCTTTTCCGGTAAAATCTAAAACATCAAAAACATCTACTGATTCGTTAAAAGCTTCAGATATTGCAGAAGAACACATAGAAATAACTTCTCTTCTAAGATATTTTTGTATAATAATTCTAGCATGCTCTAACACATGAGCTGAAGAAGCTACTTTTTGCGTTAACTCAACCACTCTAAAATCACCGCCAATAAATTCTAACTTATTTAATTCTTTTAATTTTTCAATAACAGTTAGTAAATCTACAGGCCTGTTAGAATCATTAAGAGATTTTATTGCATGAAATAAATGCTGGTTTCTTTTATCATAAAAATAATCTTGTTTTAAAATAAGCAAACAATCATCTATTGCCTTACGATCTATCATCATAGCACCAATAACAGCTTCTTCTAAACTTAAAGCTTGTGGCGGCATTTTACCAAGTTGTTTTTTATTTTGAGTTATAACAGTCATTTAATTTAATCTTTTAGGTTTTATTAAAGGATTTGACGAAGTAGTAGAATATCCATTTGTTTTACTAGATGTATTCCAGTTTAAAGCCAACCTGTTTAGCCTACCTAATAATTTATTTACTGTAAAAACCAGTTCTTCTTCTTGCACTTTTGTTTCATAATATTTTAAGAAAAAAAGGTAATCTGGAATGGTTTTTTTATACTGCATTTCAAACACTTCAAATCTGTCTTTTGCATTTTTTATTATAAAACTTATAGCAGAAAAATCTATATATATTCTATATCTATCTTCTATATCTACTTCCTTATATATAGAAGTTACAATTTTGTCACTCGGAGTTACAATTTTGTCAGTGGAAATATGCTTTGGAGTTACAATTTTGTCAGTGGAAATATTGAGTATTTTTTTTGCCTCTTTTGTAAGAGAATACCACTTAGTTCTGTCATTAGATTTATCGTTAAATTGATCTTGTTTTAATAGGCCTAAATCAATCATTTTATCGATACAATATCTTAACTGTCTTTTTGTAAAATATGGAAAATATTCTACCAAAGTATCGGCCTTCATTCTTACCCAATAATCACCTTTATAAAGGTTAATATTATCAGATTTGTTTTTTAGATACCAAAAGCTAAAATGCTGCAATAATAAGGCAATATCTACCTTAAAACTTTTAGCTACTTCAACAGAAAAAGCATGCGATCTACTCATTTATTTTTTTTTTAAAAATTTTACCAAAAAATTCATATACCACCGCATACGCAGGAGCCAACCACAAGCCAATTTTTATAACCAACGATCTTTTTTCTGGAAGTGGGATACCTTTGTAAAAAAAATCTTCATAGATTTTAATACCTGCAAAACCATACTTATTTAAAGCATTTTTATAATTTTGCACATGATTTATACCAGCCCAACCTTTTTTATTTGCATACCTCATGTGCGCACTTTTTACGTAGATATATTTTCTAAGCTTTATTTTTTTTCCTTTAAGAAAAACCCATCTGTTTCTGTAGTTTTTCCATTTGTTAGATCTCAAATTCATCATTAGGCAACCATTAACGCTAGTTCTTCTTCAAAACGATACATTCTTGCAACTGTATGCATTTTTTCTCTAAAAGCTTTGTTTTTAGGGTTGTTTAAGCGAACTCCACAATGCGTTAATGCAGATTGTACTTTTAGTTCTGGCAACTTAAAATAAGCAGCTACTTCATGTATTTTATAGCCCAATAATACAATAGACAAATACACTAGATATACAGCCCTTTTGTTTTTGTTTTTAACTACCACTTTTAAGGCCTTTTTTAATTTTTTAATATTTTTTTTCATAACATAAAATTTAATACCAGTTTACATTTTTAAACTGATTAGAATTAGACTTAGGCACCGTTTTAGTTTTTATAAAACCAGAACCACCAACTTTTGTACTTTTACTAGAGCCTATAAAACCTGTAATAGGATGTATATTATACTTCCAAAATTGT